TTCCTCCTCGTTGACCTGACAGGAACGGTAAGCGTAGAAGTCAGCATCAACCCTAAGGTCAATGGCAGTCTGCCCACGATGACCCTTCTTTCGCTTCGGAGGCGAGTGGGACTCGGAGGTTGTAGTACTCTCCTGCTTGGACGATTGCCCATTCGAGGTTGAACTTGAAGTCATTGACAAGATGTGGAAGGACAGCTAATTGAATTTCATCATGGATCCAGCCAAGCCATTGGTAGTCAATGTCCCACTGGTATCCTAGTTTGGTCAGTGACTCGTAGGCAATCACATTCCATCGCTTGCAAACGATAGCACCAGCACTCTGAAGCAAGTAGTTCAGGGCTGCGTGTTTCTTACCTTGAAGCTTAATGGGACGCTGATCCAACCCAATCAGAACATCACCCTCTGCTCGTTTCTTAACAGCAATGAGGAGATCATCAAGACCAGGAATAGCAGCAAGGAACTTCTTACGAATGTCCTTACCAAGACTTAGGGCTTCCGCATCGCCCAAACTCTTGTCCATAGTGAGCCCGATCTTTTTGTCGGAAGCACCGTAAATGAATGCGTAAGTGAGAGACTTGACCGCTTTTCTTGAGCAGCCAACTCGGTCTGCATTCTGTTGATGAATGTCACCATTAACAACAACGTCAGCGAAAGACCCCCCATCAAAATAGGCAAGGTAATGACCAAGCATCCTAAGTTCAAGGCCAGAAGCATCAGCTCCGACCTGACGCATTCCGTTTCCGGGCAAAAAAAGCGCACGACATCGTGGATCACTACTTACCTGTCCAAGGTTTGGTTTGCTGTGGGCATTACGACCTGTGTTGGTTGCAAGCATACATTGGTGATGGATGCGACCCTTGGGTGTTACCATCTTCAGCCATGCGTTTGCCCCATCACTGAGTTGCCCTACCCCTTTCTGGAGTTCCAAGATACGAGCAAAGGTGGTTGCCTCTGTGGTATCAAGACCCATCAGGATGCCCTCATCAATCTTAGGGGTGCCAGTGTCGGTGAACTGTTCTGGCTTCCATCCTCGCCAGGTCATGAAGGCCCAGCCAATGTGATGACGGCTTGTGGGATTGAACTCCTTGAGTTTGGTGAATGGTGCATCCTTGACGTAGCCTTTGGTCTGGTTGGGACGTTTGGGAATCATCTGACCACCATCCACATAGGGAAAGATGTTTCTCATCCCCTCAGCCAGCTGATCCATCTCTGTTCGGAGAGTTGATTCAAGCTGCTGTCCTGCCCTCACGTCAAAGGGCCATCCTGATGCTTCCTGCTTTGCCATGATCCTGGCAAGGTCATGTTCCAGGCGAATGGAATTTTGGTAGTCGTTCAGCTTAGGGGTGAACAACTCCACTAATTTCATGCTGACGGCAACATCCTGCTCGCAGTAGTCCTCCATTTCTTGTGACCAGTCAGACCAGTCTGTGGTCTTACCAAACTCACCCTTGTATTCGGTGAGACGATAGCCCCAGGCCTCCAGGCTGTGGCGTCCGAAGAGCTGCCCTGGCATTGCTGCTGGGCGTTTCCGCACATCACGGGCAAGGATGTCAGGGAAGAACATCCGAGACAGGATCAGGGTGTCAAAGGTGATGGCCTTTGGCTGGAAGAAGGGATAGATTTGTTGAAGGGCTGGGATGTCATAACCCACAACATTGTGGCCCCACAACTCGTCTGCTTCCAGGAGAAGTGTTACCCCATCCGTCACACTGTGTTCACCACCTTGGTCATTGAAACGGAAGATCTGTTTGGTATCCAGATCCATCGCAACAATGCAATGGACAACACTGAGCTTACGCAGCAGGCCGTTGGTCTCACAGTCAAACAGTAACCTTAATCCCATGCGCCCTCCTCGGCAGCAAACTTGGTTTCGGTGATCACATCAGGACGACCACAGCTAGCGCAAAACATGCCGGTGGGAATCATCTTGCTGAAGAAGAACTCCTCATTGTCACAAGTCAGGCACACAACCTTATTAGTGTAGCCTGTTTGTCGCTCAGAAGTCGAGGTAGTCATCGGGTGCTCTTGTTGTTGGAGTAAGCTTGGATTGTTTGAAGGAAGCAGTTGCATCTTCCAACATTCGACCTGTTTCGTTGTTGTAGCTAATGAATCCAGCAGGGCCTGTCTTTCCATTGAATCGGTTCTTCAATACAACCAGCTCTGAGTGACTCTCTCCAGCACTGAGGTTTCGTTGAATAGCGATAACCAGATCAGATAACTGGACAATGGCATGGGAACCTCTGAGTTGTCCGAGGGAAACCTTTCCTCCGTCTTCGTGTCCTTTGTCATTCTGTGGTCGGCGTAGGTGGCTGATGAGAATCATACCAATACCAGTCTCCTCAACAAAGCTGCGGAGTTTGGTCATGGTAACATCAATCAGTTTGCGTTCATCACCAGAATCATTACCAGACAGAAGGATGCTTAGGTGATCAAGGATAACCCAGGTAACACCCTTTGCCATGGTCATGAAGCGAATGTCACTCAGAATAGCTTCAGGATCCACGGAACCAAAGCCGTCACGAAGAAAAACGTGGCCAGAGCCAACGGAAGCATCAAACGCTTTGCGGAACTCCTCTTGGGGAATTTCATTACTGATGTGGAGTGGTTTGTTGGCCTTGACGGACATGAGACGTAAGGCGGTCCGTTGGAGGCCCTCCTCCAACCCAATGTAGCCCACATTATGGCCCTGGTCAACTAACCCCTGTGCTACCTCTCCGCAGAGTGTGCTCTTGCCCACACCTGAGCCTGCTGTGACGGTGACCAACTCTCGCAGTCTAAGACCACCAGTAACGGCATTAAGACTGTCGAAAGGCCAATTAGCGTCCCTACCAGCCAGGGGACGACTAGCGATCTCAAAGAGATCAATTCCGTCGATGACTGTTTTGGGGGAAAACTGTCGTTTGTTCCAGATCGCCTGACGGATGGCGTCTGTGTCCTTTGCAACTAATGCCTCATTTGCATCCTTGTATTGGTCCGTGCGGGCAATGAATACCCGCTCATGTGGAAAGAGAGAAGCACACTCGTTGGCAGCAGCCTGACCAGGACCATCATTGTCAAAGAAGAGAACAATCTCATCAAAGCCAAGGGCCCACTTCAGCTGCTTCTCCAGCGACTTCCTGGCACCGTTGGCACCATTGGGGACACTGACGACTGGCCAGTTAGGACGGGCCTGCCAGACACTCATGGCGTCCTCCTCGCCCTCGGTAATGACAAGAGTCTTGCCACCACCAAATAGCTGCTGGCCAAATAGCTGATGTTCTTCGTTCTTGCCCTTCCAAGTGATGTCCTTGGCAGCAGTCTTTTCCTTGAACGCAATCACCTGTCCTGAGGAGTTGCAGTAAGGAAACCGAAGGGCCTGAGAAGCAGCGTCAAACCTGACATTGAACTTCTTGCAGGTATCTTCAAGGATAGCCCGCTTCCGAAGGGGAATGATGTCCCCGGAGTAATCCATAATTGTGTGAGGCTTGTGGGAAGAGAGAACTGATCCATCACCATGTTCGTAGTACCCACAGGAAAAGCAATACGCATCGCCCGCTTGGTAACGAGCGAGCGCATCACTACTACTGCATGAGGGACAGGGTTCGTGACGAACAAACACTGACTCATCGTTTTTCATTCAATCCAAGAAAGGGGAATATCGGAAGAGGAACACCACATGAACTCATTCTTGTCGGCCCACATAGCATAGGTGGTTTTGCTTTCCTTGGAAAGCGTGTTGTATGGGGCCTGAAAGACAAGACGGATGTCAAGCTCAGGGTTAGCTTTCTTGACTGCTAACATCTTGCGACGATCAACAGGCTTGAAGTAACCCTTTGCTTCCAGTATCACACCATTTGGAAGAATGAAGTCTGGGGTGTAATTGGCGGTGATAGTGTAAGAGAGCCTGAGAGTTTCATACTCAAACGAAACCTCATTAAGCTCCAACCACCGGGCCAACCTTTCTTCAAGGCGGCTCCGGTAGCCAGCCATCAGAAGGGAAGGTCGTCAGCTGTTTCCGTAGGAGAAGGTTGGAAGTTGGGACTGCCTACCTTGAACCCATCAGCAACACCAAAGATAGCAACCACATCATCCTCACTAATGTCACCAGAGTCAGACCCATTCCCTGAGTTCAAGGAAACAATCTGAACACCCCTGACCTTGAAGGAGAGGCCAATCTTGGTGGTGTACACATAAGGCTTCAGGTCAACAATGACACGAACCTTAGTGCCCTTCCAGATC